CCGCCAAACTGCAGTTCAGCGGTAGCAGCAGTTTTGACGGCCATAGCTAGCTGGTCTTTAGGTCAGTCTAAGCTCAGCGACAAGCGCCACACGCACTGAAGAACGGCCCGGCGCAACGCTTTCAACTGTTGGCGGCTCTTCCGAAAAAAACCATTTCATGCCAGCGCCAGTTGATGTTGTGTTCAGCCAGCCGGTCAATGCAGCAGATGCGCCATTAAACAACACGTTGGGCAGTGTGAGCTCAGTTGTTGCGCCCTTGGCTGAGTTGTAGGCAGCAACAATCAATCCAGCATTGTCGTCGCTGATGTTGTCGAAACTAAGGCTGAGCTGCGCTTGCGATGGCCTGCTACCCCATAGGCGGCGCGTGGTCACGCCGGATTGCGTCGTGACACCAGACGTTGGCCAGCGCGGTGCGGTGAAGCTGCGAGCTGTTGGTTCGATGGTGGGGAATGTGATCGCCATCAGCCTTCAATCACCCAGTTGCCAGCGGTATCGAAGCCATCCGCCAGTTCCAAAACGCCTGAGGCGTTGGTTGGCATGTGCATCGCTTCAATCGTAAAGGTGCTCTCTTCATCGGGCGTCACGCGCTCGATCTGATAGGTGCGAACCTGCGTGCTGGGTAGTTTGACGGTGAACACAATGCCTGTTGGTGTGGCCTGCGTACCGTTGCCACTCACCGCCAACGTGCCATCAGCTGGTGGAGTGCCGTCAGTGCCATCCCATGCGATCACGTTGTAGCTGCCATCGGCCAGCGGCTTGGTGCTGACCAGGGCGCCAGCTGCTGTGACCACGCCATTGTTGAACTCGTCATATTGCGTTTCATCCATCGCCACGCGGATGTAGTCGCTCGGGCCGAACTTCGCCAGGGCGCCTTCGTGTGTGGTGCGGAAGCTGATCACGTGCGTGGGGATGCGCCGCATCCTGATGATGAACTTGGCCGCATCGATCGCGTGCTCACGGCTGGTGACGTAGTCGCTGAGATCGATCGACTCAACCGGATCCGTGGCACTGCCGCTTGCCTCCCGCACCAGCAGCTCGCGCTCGGTCGGGAAGATGCCAGGGTTGGTGAGATCAGTGCTGGCCCGCTCCTCGCGGTAGCGCACGCTTACCTGAATCGGCTCGCGCTCCTCAGGCTCCAGATACTGCAGGCTGAAGCTGCCCTCAACGATGTTGCCGGCCGTGAACAGCCCTTTGATCGGCACTGCGGTGAACTGCAGCGCAGGGCGCAGGTAGAACTTGCCATCGCTCTCGCCGAAGTTGAGCAGGTGCGCTGCTGCGGTATCGGCTGCCCATTGCCGCAGATTGACGCGATCGGCCTGCACGCCATCGAAGAAATACCGCCGGGTCTGGCACCAATCGGCAGCGGCCTCAAACGCCGTTAGGTCGATCATCTCATCGGTGATCAGATCACCAGCGCCATAGGTGGCATTGGTCATCAAATCCAGCAGCACATCCGGGAATAGGTGCGTGGCACCAACGCTCAGGCTGTTGCGCAATCTGCGGCAGGTTTTGCCGCCGGTCACGTAGCAGCTGAACTGGCCGAACTGCTGCCATTCGACCGAACTCATCACGTTGATGCCCACCAGGGCCAGGCCGTCATAGACCGGGGCGCTGGCATTGGGCGTGATTTCGTTGATGTAGACCACCTCGTGCTCGGGGCCGCTTGAGGCGCTGCTTTGGGCCTCCTCATAGATGAAGGCTTCAGCAAGCTTGCCCCAGGTGTCGAGGTAGCTGCGATCAGATGGTGCGCCGTAGTTGTTCGGATCCAGCTCAGGAATGCCCTTGCCGTCGCCACGTACTGCAGCGATCGAGAACTGCTCAGCGGTGCGCGGCACCGACTCACCATTGAAGGCAACGGTCACGGCGCCATCAGTCACTACCACCCGGCTGCTGAGGCGTGCGTCGAGCACGTAAAGCGTGCCAATGCCCGTGCTAGCACGCACCTCAAAACCAGACAGCGGCTCCATCTGAAACTCCCACTGCTTGACCGAAGGCATCACCAGCTGCACGTAGTTGAAAACGTTCTGCTGCGTGGTGCCACGGATGCCGTAGGTGTTACCCAATTCTGTGTAGGCGCCACCGCTGCCGGCTTCGCGGTAGCTGATCTTGAAGAAGCTGTAGCGCTCCTCTGTGGTGGTGATCGTGTTGCTTTGGAACACATCCACCTTCAGCGTGGAACCGCGCTCGATGATGTCGTTCTTCCTGCTCAGACAAGCGCGATCATCAGCATCACCGAAGCTGATCGCATCGCGGAGGTTGCAGAACCCGTTGATGCGGATGCCAAGGCGTGAGCGAATGCCAAACTCAACCGCTTGGCATGGCCGGCTGGTGGAGACACTGGCGAGAGCACAGCGCAGCACGTGCCCATCAACAGTGGCGACGTTGCGCAGCTTGAGACTGCTTTCTAAATAGCTTTTGCCGTCTTGCTCAAGAACGGCTTGCGCGACGGTGGTGGCAGAACCGGCGCGGACCGTGGTGAACACCGCTGCCACTTCCGTGCCAGAGCCAGACGACAGATCAGCTTCAGACACAAAAGCCGCATCTGTGCGGCTGGTGCAGATCGCAAGCGCCGAGCCGATCTTGTAAAGCTCGCCAGGGATGATCGCATCGTCCCAGGTCTTCTGCCGGCCAGCCACGGTGCCAGCCACATCAGCACAGGGCTCGATGTGAATCTGTGAGGCGTCAAACTTCAGGTTCTTGGTAACGGTCACAGTGCCGCTGCCGGTGACGCTGGTGCCGCCGGGCATCCGAAACACAATCGGATCGTTAGTGTTGTCAGCGTCAATATCTACATCACCGCCGCCGCCGCTAGCACTTACGCCAGTGACGACCGTTACGCCATCGATGTCTGTTGTGGTAGTGCTAAGACTGATGCCGCTCAACGTCACGCGCTTGAGCTTCTGCTTGGACTTATGGCGCATACGGACTTTAACCGTATACTTGCACACTGCCTCATCATCGTCGTCGGTGATGGCTGGATTGGTAAAAGTAACGCGAAACTTGCTAGCCTTTAAAACCTCAGCAGCCGTGTCAAGATTATCTGTGTTGTCGTAGTTGCCAAGGCCGGTACAGTTAAAGTTAAACGTTGCATTTAGCGTGCCAATACCTGCGGAGTCAATGGTGACGCTGTTGACGCTTGTAGTCAGCCTGCTGCGCAAATCGTAGGTCGTTTCATCGTCATACTTGTAGACCCATTTGGCCCTACTGTTTTCGCTTGCTGGCTTGTTGTAACCCGCAGCCCCATCGCGGGTGATTTGCTCAACGGAAATGCCCCACGTTGCCGGGTTGGTCAGTGTGCGTAGATCCCTGCTGAACTCCGTATCAATGTCGCTGCTCGGGAACAGCTTGTAAGTGATCGTGCTGCCGACGCTGCCGACACTGCCGCTCACCAGGCCGCTACGGCTGCTGAAGGTGGTGCGTGCCTTCTGGCGTTGTGCCCAAGCCACATCGTCGATGCGGCACTTCACCTGCGCGTCGCCATCGTCGCCCTCTGGCACCAGCTGCGCTTGCACACGCGGCCTGATTACCGGGTTGACCTTGAAACCAAGGTCGTTGCCGATCAGCGTGTAAACGCCGAAGACCGTCTGATTGTTGGGCCTAGTGGCGCTGCAAAAGTCTGCTGCCCAGCTGCTGCCACGCCGCACCATAAACACATCGGAGCCACCATCGTTCTGGGCATTGCCTACATCGCTCGCAGCGGCACGGCCAAAGATCTGATCACCTGACGCGATCCTGGTGGTCAGTCCGCCATCCACGCGGCCGTAGACGGTGAGCCGACTGCCGGCGCTGTTGGCGCTCAAATTACCGAAGTCGTAGCTGGCCAGCGTGTTGCCGCCTGCCGCAAAGTTTTTCAGATCAATGCCGCCGATCGGGCCCTCGCCGACTAAGAAGATCGCACGCAGCAGCTGGCTGCCGCCGAGGCTATAGATCTGGCTCCACAGCATTGGGGTGGAGACACGCACACCGCCGTAGGTGGTGCCGCTGATCGCTTCACGCAGCGCATACACCAGCGGGATGGTGCTGCCCAGCGTGGTGATGTCCTGCGTGCTGTCGAAGCCGTAGCGCGGGGTGTAGCGCTGATTGTTGGTGATCGGTGCATCACCACGGGCGCGAGCCTGCAGCTGTGCTGGCCGCCCGCCGCCGCCTTGCTGAGGGATCGATGGCTTGAGCAGCAGCGAGGCAACCTGGAAGCCGATGCCGATCACGCTCAGCGCGATTGCGATCACTACCTCAACACCGGCCACCACAGCCGGTTCTGGCTGCTCCTTCGCCCGGCGCTGGACCTCAGCCTTGAAATAGAGGAACTGCTCCTCTGTCAGCCCCAGCAGCTCGGCGAGATAGCGATCAGAAGGCAGCATCAGCAGAACCTGTAGTAACGAAGGCTGGGCATCAACGACAAGGGCACCCAGGCCACTCCACGCTTGTGATGTACCAACAGCAGGCCACCATCCACAACGATACCGACGCCCAATCCAGCACGGCCGTTACGAAACAGCGTGACAGCGTGCTCTTCAGGATCGTCGAGCTGAATAGTGCCATCACGCCAAAGGGTCTCAAGCTCACCCCAGTGGCCTTGCCGTGCCATCTCAAGCCAGTAGGCATTGAACTGAGGATGATCAATGCCAGCATCGTCGAGGATGCGCCAAACCATCAGCAGGCAATCGGCCGCTTCGCCATCCTCAGGATCAGCGCCGAACTTGTGCGGCAGGCCAATCCAGCGCTTCCAATCCATCAGCTGATCACCAGGCTGCCGGTGCTGGGCAGGGCGCCCACCAGCTTGGTGGATAGGCGCCGCTTAGGGATGTCGCCCTTGGTGGCATCGAGCGGGCTGGACAGGCGCAGCACCACTTTCTGCGTGTCCATCTCATATTGAGCCACCCGCCAAAGCTCAGTTCGGATCAGGGCATCATCAGCGAAGGTCTCAGGATCAAGCGCCAGGGTTTTCACCTCGAGCAGGTAGCGCTCCTCCACTGCTTCGGCAAACAGGTTGACGCTGATCGGATCGAGACCAGCGATCAGGCTGGAATCGCTGCGATCGCCGCCCTTGCTGCCAGCGCCCAGCGTGTAGGCAAACGGTGCGAACTGATAGGTCACACCGCCATAGATCCGCGGTTGATTGATCGAGAAGTTTTGATAGGCGTAGGCCGTTGGTGTGCCATCAGCTTCGAGGAATCTGGAGTAGTTGACGAAGGCGAAGGTGCTCATGCCATCCCCACCCGTTTGCGGGTTTTAACGGAGTTCTGCAGAGCGCTGAGCGCTAGGGCCCGGCCACGCTCAGCAGCTTGTGACATGCCCTTCTGGTGCTGCTCCGCGGTGACGTATTCGACGCCATTGATCACCTGCGACTCGTAGCGAACGTCGATTGGCTTCGGATTGTTCAGCGCTGAGATGGTCTCACGCTCGCTGCGCTCGGCCATCAAAAGCTCAGGAGACTTTGTGAATGGGATGTTGCTGGTGCTGGGAACGGTGGAGCCGACCATGCCAGGGCCGCGCTGGCCATCAGACCAGTTGCTCATCGCTGCATTCATCTTTGAGAACGGGATGATCGCCTCAGGTTCGCCGCCTTCACCGACCATGGCAAGGGTGGGCCTGGTGACGATGCCACCAGCAGCGAAGCCGGGCAGGAAACCTCCGAAGCCTGCAGCGCTGCCAGGTGTGCCGATCGAGCCAAGACCAGCCGCCGAGATGTTGGTGCCAGAGATGTTGGTCACTGCTGGCCCACCAGATCCCAATGCACCAGCACCGCTCAGCCCGCTGGCGCCGCCAATGATCTTGGACAGCGATTCGAGGATTGTGATCGTGATCAGCTGCGTGATGATCTGCGCAGCCATCTCCATGAAGGCATCAGCTGTTGCCTGAAAGAAGCTGGCCAGCGCTTCCTTCGCGCTCATGCTGCCGGAGATCAAGCCGCGGAAGGAATCACCAAAGGCGCGGCCCATGCCCTCAGCAGCACCGCGGATCACATTGAGCGGGTTCACCAGCTCCTGCAGGCCAGCGCGGGCCTGCTCGATCGAGTCGGTAAGACCAGCCGCAAAGCCATCGCCGGCACCGAAATCCATCGCCTCCATTGCCTCGGTGGCAGCCTGCTGCGCTTCAGTGGCCTGCAATTGGCCCAGCTTCAGGATCCGATCAATGTCGGCCTGTTGGCCCAGGGCATTGAGGAACTGCTGCGCCAGGCCGGTGCCTTCTGCATTCACCAGGCCCTCGAACATCAGCGTGCCGCCGCTTAGGTCGCGCAGCTCGAGGATCGTCTTTTTGATGCGCTCGCCTTCATCGGCGATGTTGTTCAGCGCCTCCTGGTATTCACGATCGATCGCCTGGCGGGCCGTCTCACCTAGCCCTTGCGTGGCGCTGTTCACGTCACGGATGCGGCGCTTCAGATCCTCTGCCAGCTCAGCGCTGCGCAGCAGGGCGTTGTTGTAGTCGTTGGCTGCCTTCTCTGCGGCACGCTGCCCTGCCGTTGCAGCGCGGGTTGCAGCTGCGTCACGTTCGCGTTCTTCACGCAGGTCGCGCAGGTCAAAGCCACGCGTGCCGCCAACAGCGCCAGGAGCAGAGGAATCAGTCCACAGCTTTTGCAAGCTGGCGAAGTCCTTTTTCGCTTGGTCAACTTGAGTGCTGACAGTGCTGGTGAAGGTGTTCCAAGCCCCTTGGAAATCACCTCGCACAGCTTGGCTGACCACTTGGAAAGCGCCGACAACACCGCGGGCCATCGCGCCAAACAGCGCCACGTTGGCGTAGATGAATGTTGCGACTGCTCGCAGGCCGCCTTTGATCACCTCAAAGAGTGCCGTCCAATCCTGCTTTGTATCGAACATCTCAGAG